GGCAGTTCCCGCAGACGAGGAACCCTTCATCGTCGTAGTAATCACCGTTCTCCGGCTGATTTGCCGCCTGCGCCTGACGAACAGCACCTTGCAGCAGGCCGTCAAATTCACCCATTCTGCTCACCCCACTCTCTGAACGGATTATCCTTAGCCGGTGCTGCCTCGCTAACGCTTTGCTGAAGCAGGCCCGGTTTCTTTTCTTTGACCCGGTCTACGACCCAGCAGAGGATGGCGCGGTAGTCGTCCTTGTAGGTCTTTCCCCGTGCGCCCTTGTAGTTGTCAAGCTCCACAATGCAGGCATCCGCAAAGGCTTTGCCGTACAGTTTCACGAGCCTGTCGTAGTTTGCTTCGCTCATCTTCACGAACTCCGCATAGGATTTTTTATCGGGTTTCGGCTTTGCAGGCGGCTTGACTTCTGGTTTCACAGGAGGTTCCATCTGTTCCGGCTCCGGGGTCTTCGGTGCAGGCTTTGCGGTCTCACGCTCCATCTGGCGGGCTTTCCGCTTTCGTTCAGCATCCAGCCTGCGGTTTTTCTGGAGCTTATACCACTGCTCCTGCCATGTGTCCCAGTCGTGGATGTAAAAGCCGTCGGCCGCCACATCAATCCAGCCGGTGTCCACAAGGGCCTGAACCACTTTGCCCATGTCGAGCTGGCAGTCCTCGCCGCAGCCGTACAGGTATCGGCTCAGGACTTCGAGGTCTGCATCCTTGACCAGCCCGGTCTCATCGGCGTTCTTCATGCCCCAGAACCACAGGAAGTTCAGGATGCCGAGGGCTTCAAACTTGGAACACCCGATGGCGCGGTATAATCTACGGAGCTTCGTACCGTCCACCTCCTGATGTACGCTTATCCACGGCATCCCCTCACCTTCCTTTTCCGCCGGTGGCTTTATTCTTCGGCTGCACCGTCATTTTTGGTGCCTTCCTCAGCTTCCAGCTCCGCCTTGTGGGCCGTGCAGATTTCGACCAGCCGCTCGACCACCTTGTTGTAGGTGGACATCTTCATGCCGGTCGTAGAGGTCAGCCCCATCTCCTCGATGATGGACTTGACCACGGCATTGCCCTTGTCCTTGCCGAAGTTTGCCTGCGCCGCCTTGAAAAGCTGCTGGCGCTGCTCCTGCGAGATGACCGGGTCTTCTTCCTCGGCCGGCTGTTCTTCCGGCTTCTGGTCATCCAGCTCCTTGTAATCCACCGGGATAGCACCAGATGCAATCATCTCATCCTCGGAGTACACACCCTCATAGTCCTTCGGGAAAGCGTCCCTCACGCACTGGCTGACAGCGACCTTGTTGATCATGGTGGCAGGCTTGGAGTTCCAGTTTGCCTTCCCCTTGTTGTACTCGGCAAAGGCAACTTCCTTGAATGCAGTGCGTTCCTTGCCGTTCCGCATGAAGGTAACGCGGCACCAGCCGCCAACCAGAGTTTCACCCGGATAGAGGCAGCATCCCTCTTTCTGGATAATCTCGTTCCCACGCTGTACCGTTATGCCGTCGTTCTTGAACAGGTAGTCCGGGTGGTCAAATGCTCTGCGGAGGTAGGCATCCTTGCCAACGACCATCTGCGCCGGGTCATCCTTGCTGTACTTGATGAGGTAGACCTCGCCCTGAACCAGCGGGTTGAGCTTCTGCTGGCGGCAGGTGTTCATAAAGAACACGAGTTCCTGATTGCTTACCAGTTCTGCCCTGCCGCGAACGAGGTACTTCTTCACGAAATCCAAATCCAACTCAACGTGCGTGCCCAGAACATCGTAGCTGACAACGAGAGCGTTGCTCTCAGCTTTGCTCATAGCAGTAGACATATTCTTTTACCCCCTGAAGCTCATTTTTGCGACCTGACGGTAGGTGATGCCGGGAATTTCGATCTGGCCCTTCGAGGCACGGATGAGGCGCATAACAGCGGCCTGATCGACCGGGCGGAGCTCAATGCCCGCAACCGCCAGCGGGACCGCCTTGGGGTCGATCTCGACGATTTCCCAGTCTTTCGAGGTGCTGATGCCGGAGACCTTCGGGGTGGCTGCGGCAGGCACTACCGCATAGCTTGCAGCATCATCCATGATGGCTGCTTCCTCAAAGGCGGCCTCCGCTCCATCTGCGTCACCAGTGGCTTCCAGCGTAGCCGCTTCCTGAATCTTGCGCTCACGTTCTGCCTCAGCGGCCCGCCGGGCAGCTTCCTCAGCCTCCCGGCGCTTGCGCTCCTGCTCTTCAACATAAGCACTCATCGCCTGCTTGACGATTT